TCTATAGCAATGTCTGAAAGAGCATTAAATATAATGTCATTAGCTTTATCTCTACCCCAACGATTCATTTTTAACTCATCGTTAATGATAGTTTCCATAAGAGCATTGTCTAACTTGTAACCATTTTTAATAGCTTCTTCAATGGTTGTCTTTGTGAAAGCAGTGGCTGATTGAGTATAAATGCGGTCTTCTTCTTTATCTTTTTCAAGAATAGAAGTATTCTTAGCAGCCGTTAAACCTGTTTGTATAGGCTTGTTATAGGATTCCAGGTGTTCAGGATTCATGGTAGCAAGGTCAGGATTCTCTTCCATCTTCTTGGCATACCAAGCTTCATACCAGCTATCAAAGTCCTCCATAGGATCTTTGTTCTTTACATCTACTTGTAACTCTGCAGATATTCTTTCACCTGCCATGAGTGCCATTCTTTGTTCATAACCAAACTTACGCCATTCATTATCAATGTATTCAGTATCACCAGCTTCAGCAGCTGCTTTACCCATAGCGTCTAATTTGCCATATTCAATTTGTTTCTTATTTTCTTTTACTTGTTCGTTCTTTAAGTAGTCCATTATCTTTGGCTGTACTTCAGATAAACCTTCAGCAAAGGCTGTAATGTTAGACTTGTTAGGAGTTACTGTTACATCTCTATTTACAGCATGGATCCCTAGGCGCCTCCTAGGAGGCATTTGGTATCTATTAGGGTCGTTATAGGTTTCTACACGTCTACGTTCAGTAACCCTATCTTTAACCCCTGTGTTCCTTCCTTGTGAGAAGGCATCAAATGCTTTATCCATGTTTAGTTCCTTTAGTTTATGGTTTCGGTTTTTACTTTTTGGTGCCAATCAGCGACTGTTCCACCAATTTGTAAGCCTGTGCTTATTAAACCTGGAGCATTACTGTAAGCAGTATTAGCTGCAGACTGAGCCTGTGCTCTATATGATTTATTATTAAGTTGTGTTTGTTTTATTTGATTAGACCTGTTCTGTTCAATTGACATAAGGTCTGTACCTTCTTGCATAAAGGAATCAGCTAGTAATCTATCCGAGTTAAACCCTAGTGCACCTGATTCACCTGCAATAGCCATAGACTCTGCTCTGTCTATCATGCCTTGCTTCTGTCTCTCACTAGTTTCTAATGCAGTCTGTTCATTAATCTGTTTTTGTTTCTCAGCGGTTTGAGCATACTGAGCTTCTAAGTTGGCTTGAGCTGCATCAGATGTATTACTTGCTGCAGATTGTCCACCCATAAAACTGGTGACTGCTCCTGCTATTGCTAAGGTTTCCATTACACCGCACATATTAAATTCCTCTTTTATCAAATGCGTAGAAAACTACGTCTTTAAATTTTATTTCTTGTTTATGAATTGTGAATCCTAAAGATTGGAGCCATCTCTGACTCCTTGTATTATCTTTGGATACATAGTTATATAGATGTTTTTTAGAACCAAAGAGCTTCTTAAGATACTCAGGTCCTTCCTTGATAAACCTACGTTTATACTTAGAGAAGAACAGTTCACATGAGAGGAACCAGGGGATACCTGAGTCTTCATCCATGTCTCTCACACCAAATATAGCCACACAACCATCATCCTTATCAACAACTGCATAAGTATCTGTGGATGATTCAACACAAAGATTAAGTATTTCCTCTAGGTTTAACTCAGGAGAAGCTACAGTTATCTCTTTAATGTCATCAGGTCTTAGACGTGGTGCTAAGTCCTTAGTGTGTTCATGTGTGGGTGTTATTATTTGTACCATTGTTATCCTTATTGATGTCTTGAATAGGAGGTTATCTGAGCTTCATACTCAGCACCTTGTATAGACATAGGGAACATTGAATCTGATTCAATTGTTATTGTTGTTTCTTCCCCATCGCCAAATATAGGGAATCTAAAGTTTCCACTATCAAGGTGAGCATTACCAATTTCAAGTTCGTCAGAACCTATTTTAGGTTGTAAAGTGTAGATGTATTGTTGTCCACCTGGTAAATCCACAGTGACCTTGAAGAACCCTGAGTAATCGTAGAACAAATGCATGTTCTTAAGATTCATTTTGTAATGAGGTACAGCAATTTTCTGTGAATCTTTATAGTAGATAGGACTAAGTTGATATTTAAAGAGATACTCTCTACCAATAATTAGTTTCTCTTGTGTCCAATTTCCTGGACAACTAAGTGTGTAATTACCAGCAGGAGTTAACTTTAACCTTCCTCCTATTCTACTTATTGGCTTAGAGTATGTAGGATTGGTTACAGATGGTGGGGGATACTGACTTGACCATTCATTACCTAATACTCCTTGCCATCCAGTTCCTGTTGTAGGATAAGGTACAGTAAAATATGTTGTATTTGCAACAGCATCATAATTCCCCATAGCTTCTGTTTTATGGTCTAGGTGTGCTAAGTAGTTAAGGTTAGATTCTTTCTGTCTATAAGTGAAATCCATTGTTTCAAGATAGTTACCGTCAGCTCTTTGAACAACAAGATATAGCATGTTATCAACAAAATCGGCATTAAGTATTTTAGCGTTAGGGTCTAATACAAACTTAGACCAAGAGCTTTGTACCTTTTCATCAGGTGTAGCCCAATAGTATTTGTATACATACAAGGTAGAACGATTAGACTTACATAAGCCTATAATCATATTTTCTAAATCACTACCAACTAGTTTATAAATGTCACTAGGTATATAAGTTGGACAATGAGCTGTTACATCTGCTGCTTCATTGTTATATGTTAAAGGTTGAACTTCATATTCTTTTATACTTGTGGAGTCACCTTTGGTTACAGCAAAATATAAAGAAGTCCCAGCTGATATAGGAGTTACTTTGGTATTAACATTATATTCTGTGGTTACATTAATAGCTGCTGTTTTAGGTGTTAAGACATCTTTAGCTGTTAGTTGAAACTGAGCTTGGTCAGAGAACAACATTAAAGAAGTGTTGAAGGAAGCAGCATGTTTAAGTGTTGCTACTTTATTGTGAGAGACTGCAACGTCTACTGGGTCTGTGTCCAATATAGTTGTTACAGTTTCAGGGAAGAAATTAAAGAAGTCTCCTGACCTAGAGAATATAACATTCTCTTTAGATAGGAAGCCTAATCTATTTCTGTGGAAGAATACGTCTGATATGGTGGCTCCTATAAAAGAAGGAAACTTAGCACTTAGGTCATCCCCAACGTACCTAGGGTCCCAGTTTATTCTCTTGAATGTAAATCTACCAGTACCTTCATCAACTAAAGCAAACGGCATTGTGTATTCACCAAAGTGAGTTACCAAGCCAGGCTTAACAGTTTCTCTCCATACATCGCCTACTTTTTTAACATAGTAGTTATCAAAGTTGTTAGACCCTGAGCCTGCAATTTCCCATATATCTCCATCTTCAGGTGGCTCATCATCCTCTTCAGTAGGTAAATCTACAAAGAGTTGTACGGAACCTTTTAATTCTCCTGGGGCTACTGCTCCTTCATTGCGTATTACTTTTATAGTTTTATTAACTATAAATGTATAATCAGCTACTGTAACGGCTGCAAAGTCATCTTGTGGTGCAGTTGAAGCAAGATAAGTCTTACCGTCAGGGTAATCCACAGGGATATTTTTCCCATCAAGAGTGTAAACATAGAGTTCTCCATTTTCTATCATCACTACATACTGAGAGAACTTGTCTCTATTAATAGTATGTATATAAATTTCTTCTGTAGTTTTGTCTGTAAACTTAGCTACATGTGTAGTTGGAGGTCTTTTGCTTATACCATCAACTACGCTAGACGTTCCATTCTCTTGTATGTTTGCTTGTGAAGGTAGTCGTAGGGCAGGGGGTTGCTGTGATACCCCATTGAACATATTGGGTATCGACCTGTTCATCATTGCCATAATTTACCTCGCTAATATATCGAATACTACGTTTTGGTCTGCTAGATTGTATTGTCTTTCCATTGCATCATAATCTTCTAGTTGTGCTTTTGCTTCTAGTTCTTCTTGTTGGCTATACTTAGATGTATATTCATCAGGCAACATTCTTAGTTGATACTTTCGTGCTGCTTTAATAGCCATGTATTGTTTTGCTGGCTGTGGTAACTCGTTCCATTCTAGGAAGAACGTTACTGAGCCAGTTAAATTCTTATCAAATTTATATGTCTGTTCACTTCTGTTGTATAGTCTATAGCCTCTTAAGGTTGCATCATATTTCCAAAAGTCTCTATCTACAGAGACAAACAAAGTGTTCTTAGGTAGTTTAATTTCACCCTCTACATCACGAGAGAGAGGATACTTAGCATCTGTATTAAAATAATATCCATATGTTTGTACTTCTCTGGCTGTGCCATATAATATCTCTTTGGCAACAGAAACATTAAGGTCCCCCGATACAGCTAAGGTTGATACTGGTGCTACTGAGATAGTGCTAAGCATAATGTTGACTGCTTCCAGTTCTGAAAGACTTGTATAGGTTCCTAACATTTCTATTTCCTTTTAAAAAAAGTAAAGCCCCCGAAGGGGCTAGACTGTATTACATGTATTACGCTGAAGCTAATTCTACTGCTGCCTCAGGACGTAAAATCCCGTGACCTACAGCGTACTTAGCTACCATCAGGGTTCCCTGACGTCTGATGTCATATTCTGACTCAGCTGCTAAGTCCATTAACTTAACTGTACCTGTAGAACCTTTATGAGCTACTAGAGCGACTGTTTTACTGAAGTCACCTTGGTAAGCTGTTGGTCCTGAAGTTACGTTAGTTTGTGGAATTGAATTAGTTTTGATGATTGGCAATCCTGCTACTTTAAGGATTGTACCTTCTGATATAGAACCTTTACCGTCATACCACTGATTAATTACAGTTGTATTTTGTGCTAAAAGATAATATTGAGCTGGAAGGAAGAATGCGTTACGGTCGTTATCTGGTACATTCTTTTCATCTAGTGTTTGTTGTGCATCAAATAAACCTGAAGCCAATACTGCTGAGTCAGTTGGATAAGCTGCATTAGATAATGTAGTACCACCTGGATTACCAGTGATTGTTGCTGCTTCACGAGCTGTCAATGCCATTACTTGGGCGATGTTCTCGTCCATTTTCTTAGCTAGTTGAAAGCCGATTTCATTTGAATATGTTGACCTTACGTCATAG